CGGTATGGAGTGGACAGATCCAGCCTGGTGGCACAGAGCAAACCCAAGTCTGGCCGTGGCTATACCACTGGATAAGTTTGCGCAGGAGTGCAAAACAGCTGCCGAAGTGCCCAGCAAACAGAATAGTTTTAAACGCTACAAAGCCAATCTATGGGTGCAGGCCAGGGAAATTGCGTTTAAAGCCAGCGACTGGGCAGCGTGCCTGGTGGATAATGGGGCTAATGGCTATGGCGTGCACGATAAATTGTGCCAGGATTTGGTGGGCCGCAGATGTTTTGGTGGGCTGGATCTGTCCAGCACTGCCGATTTAACAGCAGCAGCGCTATGGTTTCCACCTATCGCTGGCGAAAACCATGGCCATCTAATAACCAGGTTTTGGCTACCAGAGGATAATATACTGGAATTAGAGCGCAAAGCCAGAGCGCCATATACTACATGGGCAGCTGGTGGCTGGCTGGATTTAACGCCAGGCGATATGGTGGATTATCAGATGGTGCGCCAGGGTATCTGCGAATGGTCCAAAACATTCCAGCCAGTCAATTGGCGTTTTGACAGATGGAGTGCAGCGGGATTGGTGACACAACTAGCCGAGGATGATGGCCTGGAAATGGTGGAATTTGGCCAGGGCTATGGTTGGATGAATTCACCCACAAAGGAATTCGAGCGGCTGATCGTGTCTGGCCAATTGCGCCATCCAGGCAATCCAGTGCTGGACTGGATGATAGGAAATTGTGAACTGGATCGGGATAGTGAAGACAGGATCAAGATCGTCAAGGCGCGCAAGAATATCAGGCTAAAGGTGGATGGACCAGTGGCCAGTGTTATGGCACTGGATGGTGGGATGCGCGATACTGGGCCACAAAAAAGTGCCTATGAGGATATGGAATTGGTGACAATATGAGCAGCCAGCAGATGGAAAAACAGAGCCAGCCACAGGAAATGCCAGGCCATTGCAGCTGCTGTGGCCAGCGATGGGTTGGCATACGCTGCCAGGAATGTGGCGCACCAGTCCCAGTAGGGCGCACCATGCCAGCGACAGAGGCAGGCACAGTGGTGCGCTATTACTACTGCCAATGTGGCTGGCGATACAAACACGCAGAATAGATATATATACCTTTCTACGCAGCCAGAAACAAACCCATACAAACACAAACCGATCTATGGTCTAATGGTTCCATCGAAATCCACCGATGGAGCCATTTTTATTTTGGCCAAAGCAAAACGCGATAAAATTCTACCCGATTTCCTGGTGATCTGCGGTTTCCTTCTCTTCGCTGCGGGTCTGGTTCAAATCAGCATACCACTGGCGTGCACAGCCAGTGGTGTGCTGGTTGCTCTATTTGGTGGGGTATTGGGCTGGAGATCTGGCAGTTGATCGTATCAGCTATTAGAGATTTTCTAACACGGTCCACCCTGGCCAATCCAGACGATACACTGCTGAATGCGATTGGTGGGAATTCCACCACCAGTGGTGTAAAGGTCAACACCACATCGGCTATGACCAGCAGCGCAGTGCTGTGTGCGCATCGAAACCTTACCGAATCCGTGGCCATGCTGCCATGGCATCTATACCGGCAGGATGTGGCAGCAGGCACAAAGCGCCATCCAGCTGTGGACCATCCAGTATATAAGCTGCTGAAAAGTAACCCGAATCCAGAGCTTACACCGTTCCAGTTTAAGGAATGGACGCAGGGATCGATGCTAACCCGTGGCAATGCATATGCGGAAATCCAGCGCAATATCCATGGCGCACCAACCGCATTGTGGCCACTGCACGCCAGCAGGGTAAAACCTGTGCGCATTAATGGGTTTCGGCACTATGAGTGCCAGTTGGATGGTGGTGGCACTGCTATCATAGAACCACAAAACATGCTGCATAATCGTGGCTTTTTTGAGGGTGGTCTTGTTGGCCTATCATTGATCCAGCTGGGCAAAGAGGCCATAGGCACCGGTATTGCGCAGGCTAAATACGAATCATTCTTTTTCAATAACGCCAGCGCGCCATCTGGAATAATTACCCACCCACTAAGCCTGGAAGCCAAGACCAAAAAGAATATTTTGGCAGGGTGGGGAAAGCGCCATGCTGGGCTGGACAATTCGCAGCGGGTTAGTATCCTGGATGAGGGTATGTCTTGGACCAGCACCAGCGTTTCGCCATCGGATGCGCAGTTAATAGAGGGCCGCAAATACAGTGTGCTGGAAGTGTGCCGAATCTTTAAGGTGGCACCACACAAACTATTCGAGCTATCAAACGCTACATTTTCAAACATCGAGCAGCAAAGCATCGAGTTTGTGATCTTCACCCTTATGCCATGGTTGATTCGGATGGAGGAACAGGCCGAAAAAAGTCTACTGGCAGACAGTGAGATCGGGCAGTACTACTGCAAGTTTAATGTGGATGCGCTATTGCGTGGCACGATCAAAGAGCGATACGAGGCATACGCCATTGGAAAGCATAATGGTTTTCTAAGTGCAGACGATATACGGGATCGCGAGGATCTAAACCCACTGCCAGATGGCCAGGGAAATATATACACGATTCCCCTTAATATGCAAAGCGCCAAAGATCTGGCACAGCCGGACGGCACTGTGGAGCCATTAAACGATGGCGATAGCGAAACCAAGACAGCACCAACGGCAGACCGGGCCAGAGCCAAGCGCAACCAGACTGTGGAATACCGCAGGCGTTTGCGTAGGGATTTCAGAAAAGTATTACATGGCGCAGCCAGCCAGGTGGTGCATGCCGAATCCAGAGAGTTAAACAAGCTGCTGGAGAAGCATATAGGCCAGCGCAGCGCAGAGACACTGGGCGAGGCTATCAGGCAGTACTATGGCGAGACAGCAGCAGCCATGATAGAAAAGCTACTTGGGCCAAGTTTCGCAGCCTATGGCGAGGCAGTGACACTGGCAGCAGCCACCGAAATGGGGGGCGATGTGCCAGATATGGCCAAGTTTATCGCAGATTACACTGGCCAGTTTGCTGCACAGTATGGCGAAAAGCGCCAGGCAGAAATAGCGCAGATTATAGCCAACGCAGATCCAGATCTGGTGGCTGCCGAAATCACAGATCGCATGGATGAGTGGAACGAAAAGACAGCAGATAAAGTGGCCAATAACCAGGTAGTGAAATTGGGCGATGCTATAGCCACTGCCACGTTTGCGGGGCTTGGTGCTACTGCGTTGGTGTGGGTGGCCAATGCTGGTGCCTGTCCACTGTGCGAGGAATTAGATGGCCAAACAGTTGGCATAGAACAGAGTTTTGTAGAGAAGTCTGGCACCGTGGATCCAGGCGATGAAAGCGTGCAGCCACTGGTGGCCAAAACCAATATCGGCCATGCGCCATTGCATGGTGGGTGCGAGTGCACCATAGCAGCTGGATAAGGTGAAACCATGAAACGAAAAAAACAGCAATTCGAGACTAGAAGCTATCCAGCTGGCGATTTCCAGGTGCGAGAGGCAGACGGCAAAACCAATATATTTGGCTATGCCGCCGTGTTCGATCAGGTTGCCTATGATGAGGTGATCAGGGCTGGTGCCTTTACTAAGACTCTTCAAGAGCAAAAAGACATCCACTGCTATTGGAACCATGATAGCAGTATGCCACTGGGCAGGCAGAGCAATGGCACGCTGGAACTGCGCCAGGATGGCCATGGCCTATGGATGGAAGTGCAGCCCAATTTGGATACATCATGGGGCCGCGATGCATTGGCAGCCATATCGCGTGGCGATGTGCGCGGCATGTCGTTTGGTTTTCGTGTCACAGATGGCGTTTGGACACAGACAGAGGATGAGCAGGATATATACGAAATCCGTGGCGTGGCACTGCGCGAGGTTTCGCCGTGTACCGATCCGTGGTATGACCAGACAGAGGCCCACACCAGAGAAAACACTGATGGATCTACACCACCGAGTGGTGGCGCAGATATAAGCGAATCCAGCCAAGACGAAACCACTTTGGAGGCCGTCCCCAATGCGGACACCATCAAAGCCGGAGCGCTGGCAGTAAGGATCGCACTTTTGAGAAAACAAAATGAAAGGTTTTCACCATGAAGACTAAGATTGAAGAATTGCGCGCAAAGCGTGCTGGACTTATCGAGCAGTCACGCGATCTATTGTCTGCTGATGATGTGTCTGCGGAAGATGTGCAGAGCGCAGAGCGTATGCACGACGAGATCGAAACCCTGGAATCTACCATTGCGACGATGGAGCGCGCAGCTGGCTTTGAAGTCGAAAAAGCTGTGCCAAACCAGGCGCGTATGGTGCCTGCTGGTGAAACCGATCAACGCGATACGGACACTGGCGAAACCGAGCAGCGTTCCAGCAGACAGCCACAGGGCCAAGAATACCAGCGCGGATTCGATGATTTCTTGCGGCGTGGACGCAGCCAGATCACTCGCGATCAGGTGCGAGCGTTGCAGGTTGGCACTAATTCCGAGGGTGGCTACCTGGTGCCAGACGAATTCTATAATGGCATTGTGTCTGGCCTGAATGATGAAAACGTCATGCGCCCATTGTCTACCGTGATCAATACCACCAACGGCACGCTGGAAATTCCAGTGCAATCCAGCCAGGGTAGTGCGGCATGGACGGCAGAGGAAGCAGCGTTCAACGATTCCGATGATGCATTCGGCCAGGCCACGTTGTCTGCGTACAAACTGTCTCGGATCGTCAAGGTTTCCGACGAATTGGTGCAGGATGCTGCGTTTGATCTTGGTGCCTACCTACAAAACGAATTCGCACGGGCACTTGGTGCTGGTGAGGAGGCAGCGTTTGTATCGGGCGACGGATCCAGCAAACCCACTGGCATTGTGGGCAGTTCTGGCTTGGGTAAAACGGCTGCTGGTGCAGCTGCCATAACCACAGACGAACTGATGGATCTTTATCACAGTTTGGGCCGCAGCTATCGCAGGCGTGCCACGTTTATGCTGGCAGATGCCACAGCGCTGGCCATCCGAAAATTGAAGGATGGCGACAGCCAGTATATGTGGCAGCCTGGATTGCAGGCAGGCCAGCCAGATCGTTTGCTGGGCCGACCTGTGGAGATTTCCGACAGCATGCCAGCTATGACCACTGGCCTTAAATCGGTACTGTTTGCCGATTTCAGCTACTACTGGATCGGTGATCGTACTGCCACTGTGGTGCAGCGTCTGGACGAATTGTACGCAGCCACAGGCCAGGTGGGCTACCGGGCGTTCAAGCGCGTAGATGGCAAACTTACCCTGGCAGCTGCTGCCAAGCACTTGATCCAGGCTTAATTGCCACAGGGTTAGGCGTAACAGTTTAAGAGCATACCCTGGCCAGGCAGTTGGCCTGGCCAGGGTTTTCATAAAATGGAGATCAAACGATGCAAGTCAAGATCAATGTAAGCATAGCAGGTGCTGGTTTCAGTTATTCGCCAGGCGAAGTGGTGGAAGTGCCAGACGATGAGGAAGCACAGCGCTGGTGCGCAGCTGGCCATGCCACAGCAGTGGATAAGCAGGCACGCAAACCCAAGGCAAAGAAAACAGCCAACAAGCCACCGGTAAAGTAATCAATGAACTGCTACGGAACACTGGCCGCGGTAAAGCGGATATTGGGCGAAACCAGCACCGATAATGATGCCGATATTCTGCAATGTCTAATGGCAGCATCCAGGCGCGTGGATGGGCCATATGGTGCCAATCGCTTTTTCTATTCCAGCGAGGCCACGCTATATTTTGGTGTGCAGGATCGCTGGGAATCTGAAGTTATTATCCCAGATGTTTTGGCGGTTTCGGAAGTCACAGAGGATATAGATGGCGATGGCACATTTTCCAGAACCTGGACAGAGGGCACACACTTTAGCTTATCGCCAGATGGTGGCTACCCAAAGCTAGGGATCGCAGCGCTACCGTGGGGTGATTATGCATTTTCATCCAAGGGCAAACGCGATATAAAAGTGGTGGGCACTTGGGGTTTTGGTGATGGTGTGGATGGCGATCCATGGAAATCCAGCAGCACCACTGGCACTGTGGCAGACAGCGCAGGCACCACGTTTACACTAAGCGTGTCTGATGGCCTGGAGGCTGGGCAGACTATCAAGATCGGCACAGAACAGATATTTATCGAATCTGTTAGTGGCACCAGCGCCACTGTTAGGCGTGCTGTCAATGGCACC